CTTCTCGGTATCTGCTCGCTTCTTCTGCTAGTTGCTCCAGTCGTAAAAATTCAGGCCATCGGGTGATGGTTCGCTTTACACAGTCGATGCACCACCAACCCTCTTGGATTCGGATATAGTCGCTTCCCTCGACTGATTTGTTTTTAATTTGTTTTCCGCAGGATAGGCAGTTCATATTGACCCCCTAAAAAGGAATTTCTTCTTCGCCCATGTCAATGTCCTCTAGCCTGACTTCACGGCCTAAGTCCTCGAATCCGGTATTGCCATTCTGCTCTGCTGGCTTATCGTCTGATTTTCCAAAAGCATATATTCTATTGACAAGTAAACTCCAATAGGTTTTATCCTCGTGCTTATTGCTCTGCATAGTCCCTTTTACCATGACCAAATCGCCCTTGTGAACTCTCTCGGATGCTATCAGGGCGGTTTGCCCAAATGATACGCAGTTAAACCAATCAGTAGGCTTATCCTTGCCTCTGCTGACCGCTATACTGAATTTGCTAATTTCTTTACCTGCTTGGCTATAGGTAAGCTCATTGTCCCTTCCGGCATGGCCCATTACAGTTATTTCATTGAGATATGGCATTTATATTTCCTTCTTCCTTTATTTTAGTATTGACACGTCATTACATATAATGATATTATTTACATGAAAGGTTGGTGAACGTAATGTCAAGAGTTCCTTATTCCACTAAAATTGAAATAGAACTTAAAAACAAATTATTTCATCTTTCGGAAAAAACTCGTATTCCTCAATCAAAGCTTATGGATGAAGCTATTGAGGACTTATTAAAAAAATACGATAAGGAGGATCGTCGTGGAACAAAGAAGTTATAAGATTTACAAGGTATGCAACACGATTAACGATATGGTTTACATAGGCCAAACCGTAGGTGCTTTAAAAAACAGATTTAACCAACATTGCAAATGCTCCAATTCTAAATTAGGGAAGGCCATTCGTGAACTTGGCAAAGATAAATTTAGAATTGAATTGTTAGACGCTTCCGCATCTTCCATTAAGGAATTAGGGGCTTTGGAAGATACATATATAACGCTTTGCGATTCCATAAACAACGGCTACAACATTCGCCCCGGCTCTCAATCTTCTGCCGATTTGAATAAAATATTAAAATCCACCGCAGCAATAACTATTGATGAAGAAGTATTAACCTTGATTAAGGAATTAGCAAAAATAGAAAGTAGAACGGTTAGTAGTCAAATAAATAAGATGTTGAAGGACTATTTTGCCAAGGGGAAATAATTACTACGTGGTTCATTCGCTTTCCTCGCTTTCCTAAAATTCGCTATCAAGCGCGCTTATCTCGGGCTTTAAATATCCCTTCGCTCTCAATTTAGCTTCATGCTGCACCAACAAGCTTTCCAAAGCGAAATATTTATCGCCGCCATTTTGAGTAATGACCATATCAATAAGCGTGAAGCAGGTTTGCGCGGTATCGAGTGCCTCGCGAATAATATTAATTACATCATTTTCGGCTATGGCTTCGGCAACTTCTCCTGCTTCTTCTAACACCTTTTTAATTTGTCCGGGTATTGTCCAACCCTTATTTTGCCAATCGACAGACGGTAAATCTATGTTCATCTTAATCCTCCATTTCTTTCACGTTCAAAACATATTTGTCGCCATCTCTTGCCACTTCGTTATTGCCATAAGTGAGTTCGTCGGGGTCAATGTCAAAAACGATGATCTCGCATGGTCTGGTTTGAAATGAGATAGCTTTATTTATGCCTAAGGTCTCTCGCAGTTCCGCTGATATTGGTTTTAGCCAATTGTTATATAGGTTTTCAAATACGGCATTCATGTCCTTTCGTGGCATATCGGAATGCTTTATAGTATCTGTGGCTCCCGCATAAAAGCCACATTGGAATACAAACGGTGCAAGTTCTTTTGTCACTTCGATTCTTTTACACTCTGGAATAATTCTCATTGCTTATCCTCCATTCCCAATAACCCATAGCCAGCAATGTCACCCCAAGCGTTTTCTTCCCCCTGGTTGCCGTTGGCTATGCGGTTAAGCTTGTCTAACATCCTAGCAATCAGCATCATGTCGTGGTACTGCTCCGGCGTAACTCCATCGGGGTAAAGAATTGCCAATATCTGTCCGGTTTTATTGGTACTGTCTCCGTATTGCAGATTCTTTTTGTCCACTAATGCGCCTATTTGTTGTCCTTTTTCTTCGTAATCTCCCGCGAATTTTCCCATGCTATCCCTCCATCCTTCTCTTAGGCGAATACTCATAAATCCCAATCTGAAAGTACCCCACATCGCTCAGCAGGCTAACATAGTCCTTCTCCGGTACATCTTTGATAAGCCACTCCATGACCTTATATGCCATCGTCTTAGCAGTTCTCAGCGCAGATAAAACAAAAGTGGGACGATTACCTAATCTATCCCACTCTTCTATTAAATTTGTTAGACTCTGTGTAACCGCTGATAGCATGATTACTGCGTCTTTGTCTTGCTTGCTTAGATAGGTTATTTGCTTGGGCTTTCGCTTGTTCTGCTTGTTCTTGGCTCTAATGTCGCGGTCCTCAACTTGCTTGTTGAAGCAGATTTTAAATAGATCGTCCTCGGTGAGTTCTCTTTCCTGTCGATGGACTGCAATTTCATTCCTCGCTTCTAGGATTTCTCTGATTGTTGGCATGGCTGACCTCCATTCGCTAATTCTTGGGTCGGTTAATTCGCCATTTACTCCATGTATGCATGCCGTACCATTGCGGAGGATTGCTGTTCCATGAAGCAAGAACCAGTCCCTTTTCAATGTCTATTTCCTTGATGCATACGTCCCATGTTGACCATTTGCTGTTAAACCTGTTTAATCCGGTTGTTTTTCTTACGTCATATACCGTCATCCCGGGTTTTAATTTTTTAAGTACCATCGTTCAACTCCATCCCTTCTCCACCGTATTCACCGCGGTAAAAGTTAATTATTCGGGTCACGTTTACTTTCCCCGGATTCTTGTCTGCTGCTGTGATTAGCAAACGAAAGAACCCCCACATTACTTCGCATTGGTCGGGGTTTAGTACGGTTTCCATGGGCTTGCCTGTGTGTTTGAATTGATAAGAAATACCCGACCGTACTGATTTCTTTTTTAATTTTTGATGTGACGGTAAGCATCTGGTTTTTCGCCAGTAGGTTATCGCTCCTTGGGTTACACCTACCGCTTTCGCTATATCGGCATCTTTCAATCCTTGCTTGTACAACTCCATGCGGTTGTCGCTAATCATGCTTTTCCCTCGGCCTGCACTCCCAAAATGCATCGATTTGCTTCTGTATTTCGGGACTATTGCCTTTCAATTGCGACACTCGCTCTATCATGGGTTGCATTAGGTCGAGGAAGCGCGTGATTGCTTCGGATTCTGTTGGATTGATCACTATCTGATTGATTTCTTCTTGAAGGAGTTGGTTGTTAATCTCTAGTTCATTGTTGATTTTTAACAGATTCGCGACGGAATGCTCGTATTTGGCTTTGCATTGTTGGCAGAGATCAAGTAGGTCAGTCGGCATTGATAGCACCTTCTTTGGCTTGGGCTAGAAAATGTTCTACAATTCGGGCATAACAATCACCGATGGTAACAGAATGACAATCTAAATATTTATCCGATAGCGGGCAGGCATCACAATCGCCTTCTATGGCATCATGTAGGTACTCGCAAGCCAACTCCAATGCCTTCTGCGTAACCGATAATTCTTCCGCAACCATTTCCAACGCTTCCGGCACTCCATTGGTCAGTTCCATGCCTTTGCCGATTCTGATATGGTCTTTGACTATTTCTAGGGCTTGGGGTAGGTTCATTTGGAATCACCCCCGGCCTTTGCTTGGGCTAGATAATTATCGGGATATATTTGATAGGGTTTCGTGTGACCAGAATTATACTTCTGACACGCCAACTCCAACGCCCGCTTATACTGCTCCAACTCCATTAACAGGGGATTACCATCCTCAATAATCTGTCCATGCTCCCTCAAATAATCGTGCATCTGATAAGCTCTGCAATTGGGGCATATCAATTCTTTCCGCATTTCTTCGGTTCTTATCATCGAATTACAATTTATAGACCGGCAAAAGTCCCATGGTTTATAGGTTTCCATGTGATTCCTCCTTAATCGGCTCAACCGGCAAGTCCCAATATGTCCAGTCGAAAAAATCAGGGCCTATGACTTTGTGGCAAGCGCGGTCAATGCCAGTAATTTTGAGGACTGTCCCTTTTGGCAACGTGCCTATGGAAATAGTGCCTCTGTTTTTTATGTCCTCAAGTAGCCGATATTTACCCACCTTGTTAACAATCATTCAAACTTCCCCCTTCACCGGCACTACCTCGCAACCGTGGCAAACTGGGCAACGATAGTCAATAATGCCATTAGTTACATAGCCGCTACCTTTACAATGCGGACATTCTTCAAACTCTGGTTCCATCTGCTCAATCTCGGATGGGTTGAAATCTATATTGTTCCCGCTATTCTTGGGCGGTGCGTACTGTGTACCCATATTCCTCTTAAACATAGACTGGGTATATCTTTGTCCAATGGTTCCCCTCACGCACAACACTTCCTTTTCTTCTTATCTCACTACTTCCTTGAACAACTGTCCCAAGTACCTACCGCAGAACGGACAATTGGGCATATTCTGCCGTCTCAGATGGTTCATGTCGTCTAGGTTCTTACCACATTCAGGGCATTTAATTCCGTTTGTGACATAACCCCAGCCTTTACAGGTAGAACAGTCTCGCCAATCTCCAGACCCTGCTGCGTCGGTGTAGCGTTCCTGACATGAACCTTTGCAATCGGGGCATAGTTCCGTTAATTGGGTGGCATAAACTTCCTCGCGGTCAAGGCTAAATAGCTGCTGCCGTAATTCTTCGATTTGATTTTTTACCTTTTCTTTTTTGCTTTGTACTCTTGATACTGGGTTTGTTGGCACTGTTGGTCACTCCTTTCGCTACTACCTCGGATTTTGGGACGCGGTACTTGTTGTCCGCTTTATCTTGGCAAAAGAAAACCACCTGACGGGTGTTGCCAAGTGGTTCGATGACTACATTAAATATATCCGCTACTATTGGTTTTTCCCGTTTGAACATTATGGCTGTCATGTTATCCCTCCTTAAAATAACGTCTCCTGTTCAATTTTATTGGCGGCTGATTGTAGATTCTTAACGGACACCTGAAAATATGAACCCTTTAGTTCAACGCCCACAAACCTTCTGCCCATGCCTACCGCCACATAACCCTCGCTCCCTATGCCCATAAAAGGGGAAAATGCTATGTCGCCCGGATTAGTCCATAATTCCATGCCCCTTTCGATTACTTGGAGCTGCAAGGGGCATATATGACGTTCATCTTCTTGTTCCCGGGCCGATTGTTTTTGCAGGGTGTTACTTTGATTAATGTCCATCCAAACAGGGGAAGCATATCTCTGCCAAATATCTATGCTTCTTCTGGTTGGGTTGCTGGTTGGCTCGGGTGGTTCATCGCCAGCATAATATTCAAGTGGTCCGGCTACTCTCTCAGGGTTATCTCCTGGCTTACGCATGGTCACTAGATAGTCCGGTATTCCTTGGCGACTCATGCAACTATCTTTGCATAACTGCTTATGCAATAGCCCTAACGCCTTAGTTCTCTGCATGGCCACTACCGGGTCTTTCCAGATACAAACTTCACTATGATAAATCCATCCTGCTTCTTGAAATTCCTTAATTAGCTCGCCGCGAAAATCTCTAATTCCGATATAACCATTATTTTGTTTACTGGTTGGCAGGTTCATACAGTGAAAACTGAGTAACCGTCCCGGCATCGTCACTCTAAACAGTTCGGCAATAAGGAATTTAAACTGAGTATGAAAATCCTTACTGCTCGTGCAATTTCCCATATCTCGCGGTGAATTTGAATAAGTATACAAAGACTCAAAAGGCGGCGAAAATATTGTATAGTGAATTGAATTGTCCGGTATTCCTTTGGCGATTTCTATGCAATCACCATTATAGATACTATATTTATCAGTTATGACCTGATCTAATACATTCAAATTGCTTCACTCCTTAGCCATTCGGGTATAACCATTTCAACGGTTGGGTTATACTCCGTAACCTCTTGAATGGTAGCCCTTACGTTTCTCCTGGTAATATCTCTGGTGTACTCAACCATCTCCGCTATCATCAGTGCCGCGTCACGTTCCTTGCGTTCTAAATTGGCTTTTACTGCTCCTTCCAAGTTGGAACTAATGGCCCAAACATCAACCGGGCTTTTCTGTCCGAATCTCCAACAACGCCTGACCGCTTGATACCATTGCTCAAAACTATTGTTTAATCCGACAAATGATTCTTGGTGGCAATGCTGAAAATTTAGCCCGAATCCAAAAATCGAAGCCTTGGAAATCAGAACGCGATATGTCCCGTCTGCAAAACCCATAGCCGCCCTTTCTTTGTGTTCGGTAGCATCTGAACCCTTAACCTCTATCGCATCCGGTATGGCTCGCTTGAGGGCTTCTGATTCTGAATTGAGATTACACCAAACAAGAAAAGGCTCTCGGCTATCATTTGCTAATTCAGCACACGCCTTAACTCTCTCGGGCAATGTCTGTCTTGCCGCTTCTCGCTGTTCTTGTAGTGTTCTGGCTTCAACGGTGAATAATGAACCGTCTAACGGTTTTCCGGTTTCAACTATTATTTCGTGGATCCTCAATGGTGGCAGATTAAAGTCGCCGTCCTCATAACCCAAGTCAGATGGCTTTGTCACCACCGCCGCCCAGCTTGCTACCCACTCCCAAAATCGCTTTTGAGCGTGTCCTTTTAGTCTCCATTTGCTTGTATCAGAACCATCATGGGTAAAGAACATGGCCAGCATTTCATTCCTTTTCATCACGCCTAAAAATTCTGCTTGCGTTCCGAGTTCCATATAGTCATTCGGGGCGGGAGTAGCTGTGGGGCTCAGTTTAAAGGGTGTGTCTCGGAACATATCCGTAACTGTCTGCCTGAATTTCCCGTCAAAGGATTTTAGTATGCTGCCTTCATCAACGACCACGCCGACGAATTTAGCTGGGTTAAAATGCTGCACCATTTCGTAATTGGTGATATTGATTCCCGGCTTCACATCATCCTGAGTTCGGCAAGGGTTCACAACTATGCCCATCTTTTTTGCTTCACTGACGGTCTGTTGGCTTACCGCGAGTGGCGCAAGGATTAAAACATTTTCATTAGTATTCTGGTGTACTTGGTTGGAAAATTCTACTTGCATTGGGGTCTTTCCTAATCCAGTGCTGGCGAATAATCCCGATTTGCCTTTTAGCAAATTCCACCTTGTCAAATCCGATTGGAAGTCAAATAAATAAGGACTTAACTTATCTCGCGATATGTCAAGTCCTGTATTGGGGTGAATTATTCTTTTGCTCTCTAAAAACTCCATGTAGTCCAATAAGCATCCCTCCTATCCAATACATACCATCGGTCTCAATTTCTTTCTTGCTTCCCTATATGCCAAACTGACAGTCTTTTGTTTGCACCCTAATCGTTCGGCTATTTCCATCTGCGTTAAGCCTGGCTCATAGTAATTAGTTCTGATAATTGCCTTGTACATTTTACCCATCTTGATATTGTCGAGGGCGGTTATTATCTGCTCACTCAGTACATTGTGAATTATTTCGTCCTCTGCCGATTCACTGTCACCTATAACGTCCTGCCAGCATGAATTGTGGTCTACATCAACGATGTCCTCTAATGAAAACGGTACTATTACCTGTTTCCGGGGTATCAGTTCTCTGATTATGGAACGATACATTGCGAGCATGGCATAAGTGCTAAAAGTTGTACCTAGTTCGGGGTTATAACCTTGCGCCGCCTTGACAAGTCCAATGTGGCAAGCTGATAAAATATCATCTTCCTCTAGCCATTTGAAGCGTTCGCGGTATTTTCTTAGGGCGAAATAGGCGAGTCCCATATTCTCCTCGACCATCTGTGATTGTTCGGGTGTTAGCGGTGTCATGGTGTCACCTTCTCGAATTTCAGATCGTCAAGGGTAGCGGGTTTGGTTGTAAAATATCCGGGTGGCATAAGTCGCATTAGTACGAATTGTTCTCGCAACTCAAGGGGTTCATCTGTTGTCAAATCGTATCTCTGGCCACAACCTTGACATTCAAGGTAATTTTCCTGCCCATCACCATCAGAATCGTAATGTTCTAGCGAGCCGTCGGGTTTGATATAAAACCTGTGGGTAACTCCGTCTTTTACAATAAGCATTAAATCTTCGTCGAAATCACATTCGGTACATCTAAAGTCCATTACTCCACCTTCTCCCTAATCGTGCATGTCAATCATAACTGCAAACCAACCTTCGGGATTTTGGGGTATTTCCATGTTGTCGGCAGTTACGTTGTAGACATTGGAATCGTCGGAGAATTGCTTGGCTTCCATGCGTTCTAATTTGGCCTTGCAGTATTCAGCCATACCCTCGTCGCCTTTATCTGCCCACTTTTTAATTCCCTCTTTTTCTTCTGGTATGCGGTCAAAATAACTATCAAGCCAATCCTTTACAACTGGCAAACATTCCGATAGTGGCAGTATGTCGTCAACTTGTCCATCAGAATTATAGGAATTACGACTATACGGGGAAGGGTATGGGTAATCAGCGAGAGGGAAGTATTTACGAAAGACTTCATCCATTTCCTTTTCTTGCCCCATGAACATTAGCTTTTTATCTTCTAGCTCTTTATGGACGGCTTTTAGTTTTTCCTTGTCCAACATGCCCGTGGTCAAGGTTCCTGACCAACGACCTCCAATAACATACCAATCCCAAACAGGATGCTTAAATCCTTCTGGTCTATTTTGACAGTTGTCACAATCGGGTTCTTCTCCACATCCATCACCACATCCGGCATCTTCGCGGTATAGCTCCATAAAATTCTTAATTAACGGCAAAACATTTTCCTTTGTATCCGATTTAACCAATAAAATAACTCCTTTGTGCATCTAGTCCACCTGTCCTTTCTTCTTTCTAGTTTTCTTCGCTGGTTTCTCAATCACAGGCATTTCTAACCGAATTAGTTCCACTTCAACCCTTGGCTCATCTGAATACCATTTTTGAACAATCAATGTGTTCCCTCCTTTGTGTGTCGCATAACACTTTGAAACTATTATTTGATTTTCTTAGATATATATAATATAATAAACATGAGGTGATAAATATGAGAAAAAAACCTGTATTTAACGAAAAAACCTGTAGTAAATGTAACAAAACATTTCTCCCTACTGGGCGCACTCAAACTTATTGTTCTGAGTGTAAAATAACGGTTGCAAAGGAAACCAAAAAAAGGTGGTACGAAAAAAACAACCCAACCGCATATGCTCCCAAAACAATAGAGACATGTGCCGTATGCGGAGATGATTTCTCGTCACATTTCAATGGGGTTCCTTATTGCAATAAGCATTATTTGAAAATGAAATTTTATGGGACAATCGAGTCGGCAAGAAAATCCAAGAATACTTATGAGATTGAAGGAGATATTGCAGAAATTAAAACATCTAAGGGGGAGGTTTTTTTAACCGATTGTACTGATTTGGATTTTCTATTAAAATACTCATGGTGTATTAACAAAAATGGATATGTTGTTGCAAACATTAATCACAAAGTAACCAAAATACACCAATACCTTTTAGGGTTGTCGACGCCTATTGTTGTTGACCATATAAACGGCAACAAACTAGATAATCGTAGAGAAAACTTACGGATATGCACATCAAGCGAGAATAGCAAAAATATGAAAATTAAAACTACCAATAGAACTGGTTATCCGGGCATTAGGTTAACTCCTAACGGTCGCTACAATGTGCGAATTACGGTTAATAATAAAGAAATTCATGTTGGCAATTACCTAACACTGGAAGAATCTATATCGGCCCGAAAGGATGCAGAAATTAAGTATTACGGTGAATTTGCACCATCTTTAGGAGTTCTTAAAAAATGATGGTGTTAAAATCAACTTCTAGTCTAGGGTCGTCTCCGTAATACTTTTCCACAACTAACTTAACTATTTGACTATCATCTTTATAAGCCAGATTGTTACAGGCATCTAGTACGCATTTTGCTATATTATCAGTGTCCGGCTTCTTTGTTGGTCTTATCTCTCCACTTAACATCTGCGATCTCTTGGTCTTGCTCGTACTCTTGGGAATAGAAAAGAACGCTTTTATACGGGCTTCTATTTGCCCTTCTAAGCGTTCTTTGTTCTCGGATGTTATATAACATTGCTTTATCCAATTCTCGTACAGAGCGGTTGATTCTGGCGTGTATGAATGACCATTAGAAGTTCTGTGTCTGGCTTTTGCTTTGGGTTCACCGGGTATTATGAATTTCATTCTTTCTCCACCACCTCCATCAATTTGTCCCATTCTCCGCTAAGCGTTAAAGCATCAACCTTCTTGTTCAATCTCTGGGCTATCGCGCTGTTTGTTCCGGGGTAGTCGTATCCGCACTCAGCAAGGTATTTGCGCCGCTCTTTCCAGTTCGGAAGGGTTTGATATGCCCGAACTAGACAGAGATTTTCCATTCTCTCGGCATTTTGCTTACTCTCATTGGATTCATAGATTGATTGGGCGGTTGGCAGGGGTTCTAGTTGGTGTTTATGTTCTGCTTCGCGTTCAGCAACGTATCGGGCGTTTAACTTGCGCTCTACTTTGTCCAGGGCATCGTAATAGTTGGTGGTTCCGTCGAGGTAGATTAGTGGACCTTCGCGGGATTGGACTATTAGAAATTCGGTCATATTAATCCTCCCTTAGTGGCAGATCGCGTATTTGTTCAGCCAGGCGGGTGTGTTTAACGGGGTCTGATGTGTTGTCCCATAGCATAAATAATCCTTTGTCGTCGCCTTCTTCCACATCGTTGCAACAGTCAACTCCCGGCCATTCCAATAAACATTCCTCGCAGGCATTAGGCGAGCCAGCGCATGCAAAACAAAATTGGTTACCTCTGGCCCATTCCGAATCGTAATTAACCCATCCCGGCCATTGCGATTTACGTTTCTCCGGATTCTTACTTAGCCAGTCCCATAACTCCCTGTGCAATTCTAGGGCTTTTTCCTTGGTTAATTTCATTATTTATTTCCCCCTTTCTTGCCATTCGCTTTTGGTTTTTTCAATCAGCCTTGCTTCCCTAATCTGCTGTGTGTCCTTGCCAAAACATAGCGGAATACTTAACCCGGCTTCACTGTCCCTTGACTTGTCAACCCAAATGTAGTAGTTAAAATCCTCGTATGCCTTGCCATACTTCTTTTCAAATTTGCGCTGCGCTTCTGCTCGTGATTCTTCGTTTTGTAAGTCCTCGCATAAAGGGAATAATTTTAGCATCAGGTCGCATTCGTTCTTCATCCTCTTGGCTCCCTGTAGAGTTCCATCAGGATTGAGCTGGACTAATACCATACAGGCTATTTCAAGGTTCTGTGCGAGTAGTTTTTGAGATTTGACGATGTTATAAAGTACCTGCCATTCTTGATTTTTCGGGTCTGATGTATCCATTCTCCCCACGTAGTCAAGGATTACCAATTCAATTTCATACTGCAATTTAGCTTTTCTTGCCAGTGTCTGTGATTTCTCCGGGGTGAGGTTTGGCATGTAACTTGTGAAGAATCCGCTATCGTGAAGCATTTTAAAAGCAACCTGCACCTGGTAAAGCTCTCCATTAGTCAGCGAGCCGGTTCTAATCTTTTGTAAAGGTATCTGTGATAGAATTGCTCCCCAACGATAAACTATCTGCTTCCTGCTCATTTCAGTGTTGATATAGAGGACAGGCTTGTTGCCCTCAACGCAAGCTGCCATAGCCGTATTAAGTGCAAATGCTGTCTTGCCGTGTCCGGTTTGAGCACCTAATATGATTAAGTCACCCGACTTATATCCAAGGGTTAGGCTGTCCAGTTTTGGTAATCCGGTAGATACTCCCTCCATTGCTATTCCCGCTAGTTTTTGGTCGTCTTGTGCTTTCCTCCATTTCTCGCAGTTCTCAGCAACCAACTGCTCGCCATAAGCGGCTACTTCCTGCGCTGTCTCAATCTTCTCATTGTCAGCGTCCATAGCCAGAGCCATAAAATCAGAACCAGCAGATTGGATAAATTGCGCTATGTCAACCGTTGGTTCCTGTATTTCGGTGTAGCATTTTTTGATTAATTGCTGTGCTTTCCGTCCCTTGCTGGCTTTTCTCACTCGGTCGATCCACCAACTTACATTTTCTTCATCAATGTACTGCTCGTTAATGGTGGTTATCTCTCGCATGTCCGCTGCGTTTTGTATTAGTCCTAAGCTGTGACCCTCCTTGATTAATTCAACGTATGTGGGCTTAACTCCACGCTGGTAAAGACTTTTAATCAGGGAGTATACATCTTTATTCATGGGACGAAAAAAGTCGCCATCATCAAGCGTGGCGACTGTTTCAATACAAGCGTTTTCAGAGTGTAACATGGCGGATATAACTCTTTGCTCGGCTTCTGTGTCAGTTATTAGTTCAATGTTAATCACTTCCTCTACATTGGCAGTTCATATTGTTTGGGTGCTGACTTACTCGCAGACTTACTCTGTTCTTCTTTGTAACGGTCAACTACCCATGAAAGAATTGCCCTGTAATCATCTTTGTATGTCTTACCCTTACTGCCCTTATAGTTGTCTAATATCTCAACCATTTTTTTAGCGGCAAATTCTCCATGAGCATCAATTAGCTTTTGATATTCAATTTCAGTCATAGAAACAAATTCTGCGTAATTTACCTTTAAGGGGGTAGGGGGTTTATTGTTTATGTTTTGTTTAGGTTTACGTTTAGTTAATGTGGTAGAAATGTAGGTATCATTGCAGGTAGGTTTACAGGTTTGTTTGTCGGTAGCATTGTCGACTACTTTGTCGGCATACAGTTCCTGCAATTCTCCCACAAGGCTATTGACGGTATATTGGGCGGCTTGATTTCCGTTCCTTGATTCCCATTTAATACGTCCTTTTTCGGCTAGTTCTTTTCGGGCATTGGTAACTGCTCTGGGTGATAGTCCAGATTTTATTGACAAAACAGACAGGGCAACTGTAAACTCATTCTTCCAACCCGTCTTATTGTTAATGTGCATTAAGGCATACCATAAGGATATTGCTGATACAGATAGTTCGTTAGTCTCCAACCAATCATAAAAAGCATTTATTTCTCGGATATAATTCATGTCTGTTTCATCCCCCAATTCTATTTCACTTCCTTTCTATACTTTGACATACTTTAACAAGTATTGCAACCCTCAAATTAATGTGTTATACTTTATAAAACTTTAAGGAGGTTGGTAATATGCCCGGTGAATTAAGGTACCGGAGGCACTATGGGGTAACAGTTGACATAAAGCTATTAGACAAACTTAAGGAATTATCGGAAACAACTCAGATTCCACAAAGCAAACTGATTGATAGGGCGATAACGTTATTATTGAAGGAGTATGAGAAGGGGAGTAAATAGGCTCCCTTTTCTTCAATATATCAATCCACCTTCCTATTCCGGCAATGGCAATCTCATTACCAAAAAGTATTTAATGCCGTCAAGAAATTTTGTTTCGCCCAATTCGATTCTAGTCCGTAAACCCCGCAGTAATCGCATGTAAAAGCGACTATATAATCCTTTCATCTGTTATCCTCTTAAATCCGACTACCCAAACGTAAGGATTACTGTCCCAACCATAATCCCTAGATGAGTTGATGGAGTCCCAAAGGTCTTTAAATGCCTCTACATAATTGGGATATGCATTGCTTCCATCGGGGTCATTGTAAGTAGGTGACCATCCGCTATATTCCATAGCCATTTCAAAATAAATTCCCTCGGATTTGGCATCTTCCTCGGTTATGTCCTGCAACCTCTCAGCTCTCACGCTGACCACTTCAAGCCAGATGCGGGCGGAGGATTTGGGCATATACATTGATGGTAATGATTTATTTTTCCATACCCATCTGCAAGGGCGGGTTATATCCCATACGGGTTCATCGTCGGCAACATAAGCAATGCCCGGTATTCCGTCTGTCCAATCAATTATTTTTATGGCTTCTTTGACATATAACCTGTCGCCCGGTTGGCCGTAGGGGCATCTTCTAAAATTAGCAACATAATTTTCCTTACCAAAACCGGCACATCCAACATGTTTAGGTTCCGTAGAATCATTACACCATCCGATAAAATCCATATTAAAATCTGGCTGTGGCTTAATAACCCTTCTCGTCATGGTCTTGTTGCCAGTTAATATCGCCTGTACCATAGGCCCGGAAAACAGTATCGGTATCTCTTTCATCCCTCTAGCCTCCAATCCATCCATTAAGTAATCCATAGACAAGAATAAAGCCCCCGACGATTAACCAGGAGCCTAGACGACGCTTTGTATTAGGTTTTTCTTCCTGTTTAACCTTGGGCCTATCTAGTGGCAATTCGGTGATTTTATAAGCGTCAGTCAAATACGCTTGCCACGCTTCTTCCTTGTCAATCTCGGGCGTATATCTTCGCAAATAATTAGGGATTCGTGGCGGTGGGTTCTTTAAATTAAAAACCAAGCTCACTCGTTCAACTGGCATGGCGAATCTCCTTTCCCTAGCACCCTTACATAGGCGGTCTGAGTGCCAAACAGGGGTATATCTGATGGTGCGTTATACCACAACTTAACTTCGTCCTTCGCCAGCTTGTCCGACGTTGCTATAGCCTGACACGGGCCATAAACATCAATATCAAGCAGGGAGTAAAGCGGTATCTCGCTCTCGGTGCTGATAATCACATAGCCGGGGCCATAATCAATGCCGTTGGGGTCGTGGCCGTATTCATTAAATGCAGTGGCGGTTACTTTGATGATCTGCGGTTCGGGTGGGGCAACTGGTTGTATTCCGTCTATTTTATCGGCATCGCGTAGAACCCAAACGAACAGACATAACAGGGTGACTATTGCTAAAATCGTTGCTAGTGGCCTATCCATGGGGGTTGTCCTCGATATACCAGATGCCGTTAAGTAACAGATGGGAAGTAAAGCCAACTCCCTCATATTCCTTATGGGTAAAAATAACCTCG